GAATTATATAATGTTGGAAAAGACAAATTTATTGGTGATAATCTAACAGTTGAATCATTGTTTCCAGAGTGGATAATTCAGGAATATCAAAGCAATACTTCTAATGTGACAATTGTTCCTATTGTTAAACAATATCTTCGTTGGCTGTACAGTATAAAATATGGATATGGTGCATATATTCCATGGGAAATATTAAGAAGTCCAGTATTCATGCCAACAGAATTACTACAGGGATTGGCTGAATTATATTTCCCCGGAGAAGATTTTTCATCTGATGAATTGTCAGATATTCTTCCAAATATTCCAAAATTTTCAATACAAGTAGATTATCAATACTTCGGAAAAAAGGGAACTCCTGATGGTATTCGTTATGTGTTGACAACTCTAATGGGTTATAGTTATTCAACTACTAAAGTTATTAGTTTCAGCAATACAGTAATAAAAATTATTGCAAATGTTTCAAATAACCATAAAGCTTTCTTAGAAAGAAGTGTTATACCAGCCGGAATGGTAATTATATATGAGGCTCCATAATGTTAAAAAAGATTGTTTCGTTTGCCATGGCGATTGCATCGCGTGGATTTAATAACTATAAAACTGATCTGCCTACAAAACAATTAAGATACATTTCTTGCTATGGAAATGGTACTATACCACCTTGTAAATTCTTAAAGAAAAGCAAAGATTCCAATCATTATTACTGTGGAAAATGTGGCTGTGGAGACCACAAGCATACATGGCTAATAAGAAATCCGGGCGAATACTGTAAACTTGATTATCCTAAAATCGATTGCCCATTAAAAATGCCAGGATTTAGTAATTATGATCCAAGTTTCTATGATAAAGAAGATGGAAATAGAAAACATTCTATTGAAAATTTGGATCCAGCATCCGTTCAGTTGATACAATTGACCGTAAATAATAGTGAAGAGAATCAGCGTTTATTTGAAAAACTGAATAACATTATGAAAAATACATAAATATTTTCATGGCCATTACAACCCGTCAAAATTTTATAGACTATTGCTATAGATCCCTTGGTGCTCCTGTTATTCAGGTAAACATAGACCCCACTCAAGCTGAAGATCGTCTTGACGAAGCACTGGAATATATGTATGAAAGACACTTTGATTTTAATCAACGTGCTTTATTTGCATATAAAATAACAGAAGCGGACAGACATAATCGGTATTTTGATACAACTCAATTTGGACCAGCTCTTGGTGCACAGATCAAAACAGATGAAGATGGTAATACTGGTTACTGGCCAATAGCAACAGATATTCGTACCATTACAAAAGTATATGCACCAAGCGATATTGTTGGTGATTATATGTTTGATTTACGGTATCAAATGACATTATTTGATTTCTTCGGATTGTATTTTAATCAATCTGGTGCCCCACAAGGACCAATGGCTGCATACATGGAAGGTATGAGTTATATCAAACTAGTTAACGATGTATTTAACTACCCCACATCATTTACATACACAAGAACAACCGATAGGCTTTTCTTGGATACAGAACATAGTAAACTTTCCGCAGGAGCATTTTTGATGGTGGAAGCCTATGTTCAAATTGATACCAGTCAATATAATAAAGTTTGGAATGATAGAGTTTTCAAAAGATATTATACTGCACTATTGAAAAAACAATGGGCTCAAAATTTGTTAAAGTTTGCAGGAGTTCCTTTGCCCGGTGGTGCACAGTTAAATGCACCAGCAATGATGACGGAAGCCATGAACGAACTCAATGTCATTGAACAACAGCTCGTAAAAACACAAGAACTGCCCCCAGATCCACTAATAGGTTAAAATGGCTATTAATCCATATTTTTCAAAATACCAAGGCGAACAAGATTTAGTTGAAGGAATTACCATTGAGATAATTCAAGCAACGGGTATCGAATGCATTTATATACCAAGAGAATATCTATCAATAGATAGAATATTTGGTGAAGATCCAGGATCATATTTTGATGAAGTTTTTCGTTTAGAAATGTATTTACAAAGCTATAAAGGATTCGAAGGCACCGATGTCATAACTCAGTTTGGACTAGAAATTAAAGATAAAGTAAATTTAGTTTTTGCAAGAAAAAGATTTAAACAAGAAGTCACAGATAACAAATCTTCAATTACAAGACCCCGTGAAGGCGATTTAATTTATTTTCCACCATCAAAATCTTTGTTTGAAATAAACTTTGTAGAACATGAAAATCCATTCTATCCTCTAGGAAGATTGTATTCTTACTTTATAACTGCTGAACTCTTCACATACAGTTATGAAAAGATAGATACCAATGTTAAAGAAATTGATGATGTATATACAGAAACAAAATTGGAAAATCAATATATTGTTTCTGAAGGATCTGGACAATTTAGAGTTGGTGATTCAGTTACATTAACAAGATTCTTGTATTCACAACAGTAAATTATTAATTAAGGAATAAAAATGGCTATTTTTTATAAAAATGAAAAAAGATCACCAACTACACCTATAAGTCATTCGCCTACTGGCACTACACTTGGTCCTGCTGCACATTTATTGTGTTGGGGTTTATATGGCAACACATATGCCGATCATCCAAATTTTTCAAGTATGGTACCTTGGAATTCAAATGAAGAGAATTGGAGTATGACGGGTTTAGTAAAAAATAATTATGCTTCTTTAGAACCCCAGCAGTCACCAAACTGGTCTCAATTTAATATTGAAAATTTTGTTATGGGTAATGAAAGTGGGTTTGGGATAGGGTCAAGACAAGGAGATATACGTGCGGGGGTCAGCGAGTATGTGGTCGATCCTGGATATAATCCTCTTATAGTTACTAATCAGACACTACCAGGTAAAACAGGTCCTGGAAAAATTATTATTTTTATTAATAAATCTGGTATGACTGGCGGAAAAAAAATGCCATCTTTTATAGAACAGTATTATACTGGCTATAATCCAGGATTATATGTTTCAGCAACAAATTTAAATCCTTTTAATTTTAATTTATGGCAAAAAGGATTAACTTTATCAATAAATTATGATTTATTGACAGCTGGTACTTATCATTTTATGATGGGATATGGAAATACCTTACATGCATGGGGAAATAATTTGCATGGACAATGCGATATACCTGCAAATGCTACAAGCACCATTAATTTAAAACAAATAACAGCAGGTAATGCAGATTCTTTAGCTCTCTATTATACAGCATCAAAGGGAAGCACTTTAGTTCAGTGGGGCACAACCTCTGCATCTATTCCTTCTTCTATAGGTACTGCAGCAATTCAAATTGCATCTGGTTTTTGTCATAGTATTGCATTAACTGTTACTGGTGGTGTAGTGTGTTGGGGAAATAATAGTTACAATCAATGTAATGTTCCAGTTGGATTGACAGGAATAACTTATATTGCAGCAGGTCATTATCATAGTATGGCCATCAAAACAGATGGAACTGTATATTGTTGGGGATTAACTGCTAGCGGACAATGTTCTGTCCCTGCTTCTGTTGGTACTGGTGGGTATAGAATTGCAGGTGGTCTAGATCATACTATTTTAATGAAAAAAGATGGAACTGTTACCGGGTGGGGTGGCAACACATATAAACAATTGTCTTTTCCAGATTCACCGGGCGTTTCAGATTTAAATGCCAAACCCTATGGAATTACTTACTATGCTTCATTTAATGTTCAATCGTGGCCAGTAAATATTTCAGATTCTGTAAGAGACATTCGATGTGGTAAATATTCATCAATTGCTTTTCATACTGGTAAATTAATGTGGTATCATTATAATATAAAAAGCTATTTGAGTGAATTTAACTCTTATACTTATGAAAAAAAGGTTTTAAATGCTTATGCATTCACTGAACAATCTTTTGAATACCCTATTCAGCGTATCGGCTCACATTCAATAGTTTTTGGTATACCAGCTTCTTCCGGTGGTTTGACCACTTGGATTGAATTTGATTCTGGTTATGTTCCTTCTAGACATGATGCCTACATTTATGATAATTCTATTGGTTTGACTCCAGGAAATTTATTTATTCCTTGGGATAAACCGGGAGGGTCTATACCACAAGGAGAAAGATGGCCAATCGGAAGAAATGGTTCTTTTTATAACACATCTTCATATGGTCTTTATTCTGGAGGAACTTCTGGAAATATTAGGTGTTGGTCTTTTGGATATGGTGACAATGGTATATTAAGACAATATGATTATTTTGCTCCTCCAGATTTTAGTGGCATTTCGTTAAGACCGAGAAGACTTGGAACACAATGGATTAATTGGAATTATCCCCCAACACATTTACAGTTATTAGGAACATTTGGTGGAAACTATTTAATAAGAAATCCAAACAGTACAGATATTAATTTATATAATAATGGTTGGTATACAAATATTTTAATATCTAAAAAACATTGCTTGGCAGTCTATCATTGGTCCGGTGGAAATCCACAATATGATATAAGATGGATGAGAAGAGATGGACAAATAATTACAAGAAACGCAACACCCATAAAAGCTTTACTAGGCACTAATCAATTATCATTATTTCCTGATTTATATTTATATGAATTAGACCAAGAACTTACAGATGATGATGTTAATAATATTGCAATTTATAATAAATTTCCAAAATTTGATACATATACTGGATCAAAATGCATAGATCCACAAGCTGTTGTTCTTTCTGGTATTACTTCTGGAATTACATCTGGTACTTATGAGGTACAAAGACAAATTGGTAAAAGAATATGGGCTCTTGATGGTCAAGATAGAGCAATTAGTTATAGATCATGTCCGGGTATAACTTATAATACGTTTAATGTTATTAGAGAAGCTATACCATATGTTCCAAGTGCTCCTCATTCATATGAACCTTTAAATTGTGCCTACAATGTACACGTTGGTGATAGTGGAACACATTGGTTCATAACTGGAAAAGGTCATACTGCTCATGCAAAGTATGATGAGGGTTTAGGATTTACTTTACAGCCTACAATGTATTTGGGTCTATTGGATTTTCATAATAATGATTATAATATTAGAAGTGGTTCCGTGTTTACGAATTTGGGATCTACAGCATCAGCTATAATAAGAGGTACTAATGATTCTTGTTTAACAGTAATAAATAATTATTTAAGTCAAGCTAATCAAGAATTAATACAACAAATTGATATAGATGTCAGTGGAGGAAATCCTCCACCATATTTGCTTCCGATATCTGGAGCATGTTATGATCCAAACGAAGTAGTGACATCTAGCCCTAATGTTAATGGACCTCTTATTAGTAATCCTGAACAAAGTCAATTTTTAACTAATGCTGAATTTAATACTGTATTTTTTGGTACAACTATTTTGGGTGAAGCTATAGTTGAATCTGTTGATGAAAATATTTTAACTTTAAACGGCATAACTGGTTCGTTTATTATTACCGATTCTAGCCTTGAATATCGCATCGAAGGTGGAACTGCCGGAGCAGCATATAATAAAATAAATCCATTTACAACTCCTCTGAATAATGGTCTGGGTACAACAGCAGGAGTTGGGAGTATATTAAATAATGAAGCAGCTGGCTATACTTTTGATAGTAATGACCCTTTTGAAATATTTAATGGATAAGGTATAATATGTTTCCAAATCAATATTTTTACAATAAAAGTTTAAGAAAACTTGTAGTTGGTTTTGGTTCTTTGTTCAGCAACATTTATGTTGAGCACCCAAATCAAAATGATGAGGTAAATACTCAAATTTTAGTTCCAATAACTTACGCACCACAAGAAAAATTTATAAGAAGATTACTAGAGCCGTCTTCAATTGATAACACGACAAGAATTGAAACTCAATTACCAAAATTGAGTTATATAATGACAAATATTCAGCCAGATCCAAGCGCAAGACGTAATATTAATACTCCATCTTTAACAAGAACTACAGCAAATTGCTCAGAATCTCCTATGGTTATATACGAAGAGGTTCCAGTTAACATTGGATTTTCATTATTTATTTACACAAGACATATTGATGATACTTTGCAAATTATTGAACAGATTATTCCTTATTTTAATCCACAGCATGTAATAACAATGGATTTAAATGAAGCAAAGCCCGGCACAAATATACCCATTACTATGGTATCTAATAGTATTACTGAAAGATATGATGGAGATTTTTCTAATCGTAGGGTCAATATTTCTTCGTTTAATTTTGTAGCAAAAAGTTATATATATGGAAAAGTTCAATCTGGAACTACTATTAATGCAGTTTCTGTTTCTGGCCTAACAGCTGGAATTGCATTTGGATTTGACTCATGAATAAACAATTAGCTAAATTTTTTAATGTCCCGGTACACCCAGATTCCAAATCAAAAGAAATTATGGGTGGTACGTACGATGCAAATAATTTTCAAAAAGATTATACACTTGTACAATCAAATC